TGTCAAGAAAAATTGATATCAGAGATACCTATGGTAATTCACAAGTTCTTAGCAGTACACACGCACGGTAAGCATTTACCTATATTTGCCATGCACGCCCAGAACCCAACTTCATTGTCCGTCTCTTGCGTTGGTAAGAAATCAGAGTTCGATGACGGGTATATGGACCAATTTTTTTATTGTTTCAATGAGTATCTCACCACTAAAGATCCTTTATACAAACACGAATGGGCAGACCATTTTTTCAAATGTGTAGCTGAAGAGCCGTATCCCTTAAACATGGCTTTCGGTGACAAAGGGAAAAAATATTTCAATAGTCCTTTTGTTATAGCCACCGGTAATTTTACCAATCATTATATGGAAATAGAAGATCCCATGGCCTATTTAAGGCGTATAGAGTTTGATTGTACTGTTTATAAGAACCAACCTAAGGGAGTTCCGTTTGACGTAGTGAAACATAGTACCTTTGTGCTTGCTCCCGAATGCGCTAGCATTCTTATGAGCGATCTTGCTCCTACAAATGTTTATAAAACATATTGTCAATTAACTGGGAGGAAAGACCACCGTCTTAGGTACAATGACCTTCTCTTTCTCACTGCCGCTTGTTACTTAGATAGGTTGTTTGTATCAACAGCCACGAATGATCCTGAAGGTCAGGTTGCTGTCGACAGAGTTATTGCTCAAATAATAGCCCGTCAAAATAAAGGCCCTGTAGAGCTTGAGATAGAGCGTGTTTTCTGGAATGAGAAAAACAAGGATGTTAAGGTGTCCAACACCAACAACTCCTCTCTTAATACTTTTTTGGGATCCCAGGACCACGACGAAGACTTGAAAGAGCCATCTGATGAAAAAGTTGGTGTATTTATGTCTATCGCCAATGGACTAACGTCAATAATGGTAAAGCTTTGTGATTTAGCCTCTACTGAAGGACCAGTGCCCGAGCCTCCCCCGAATCCTATTGTTGAATTTACTGTTGATAATATGGTTTTTGATGGGCCAAAGAAGCGCCCTTCTAAAGGAAAGGAGCCCGAACAATATCGTGGTAAGGATAAGAAACGTCCTAAGCGCGATGAACGCAGGAAAGGCCGTCAGGCCATTGAAATAATTAATTCGCCCCCTCCTCTATCTAATTTAGATGTTTCAAAAGTCGAACCTCAGGAAGGCGCTTTCCGTCTTTGTTATAGCCAAGACCCTGCTGATTTGCAAGCTCAGAATATGGCAACTATCGTTGGTGTTCGAGTAGCCGCGTCGCTCAGATATGAAATTATGCCTGTAGCCCTCCCGGACATGCTCAAAGTTGTCCAGAGGAATAGGCTCCC